TATTACAATATTACATATATATAAATATATATAGTTACGTACGAGATAATTAATAATATATATTTCTCTATATATACTACATAGATTTTTTAAAAGTGTAATAATGTAATAAATGTTATCAAAGCTAGTAATATCAAGGCTTAGACATCATTACAAATAAAATAAAAAGTGTAATTAGAATTGTAATAGACATTATATAAAACTATCATAAATACAGTAATATCAATACTTTAAGCTATATTTACTTAGTTACACTATTTGTATTAAGTAATGTAAATTTCTATTAAAAACTATATATTTTAATCTTTTTTCAATAAAATATTAACTTTAGTTCAACATTTGGTGTTTTAAACAGTGTATTATAGTATCATAGATATTTTAAAAAAAGGCTTTTATATATGTCTTTTGATTTTTTATATATAAGACATTTAGACAAGGAGGTGTTTTGTTAATGTTAGATGAAAAACATATTGCTGCTATTGATTATATATTGAGTGGAACCATGTTAAAACAAGAGGTTGCCGATAGAGTTGGTATTAGTACTAGAACATTAAATAGGTGGGAGAATGATATTGAGTTCAAGGCTGAACTTGACAGACGAAGAGAACAGCTAAAAAAATGTGCTGAGAATAAAATAGTTAATGAAACTACCAACTTAGTTGATAAAATGTTTGATTTAGCCTATAAAAGTACAGACCATAGGGTAAAGTACAATGCTATCAAGTATCTATTGGATAGATCTTTAGGGGTTCCTACAGTAGCTAAGGCAGACAATAATAATAAGGATGATACTGTTAATAAGGATGCAAATGCTCTTAAGAATGATTTAGAGGAAATAAAGAAACTAACAGTTGTTAAGTAGTATCAAAAGGTATACTTATTAATACTTAAAAATAACAACGTATTTAAGCCATTAGTAAGATATGAAATTAATTTGAAAGGTATCAAAATATACATTGACTTTTTGATACTATAAAGATAATATAAAAGTATAGATGATGAGATAGGGGGTACCTTCTAAAACCAGGACTCTCTACTGGGCTGTTGACCAGTTACACAATTTCTATAATATTTTCAAAAAGTCGAGGTGTTTTTATGAGAACTTATGGTTATGCAAGGGTTAGTACCAAAGAACAAAATTTAGAAAGACAGTTAATAGCCCTAAGAGAAAATGGAGTTGAAGAAAATAATATAAAAACTGATAAGCAATCAGGTAAGGACTTTAATAGGCAAAGTTATTTATTATTAAAGAATGAATTATTAAGACCTGGTGATACTTTAGTAATTAAAGAATTAGATAGACTTGGTAGAGATATGCAGATGATAAAAGATGAGTGGAGAGAGTTGCAAGATAAGGGAATAAATTTAGTTGTAATAGATCAACCAATTCTTAATACTGTTGGAAAGTCTGATTTAGAAAAATTACTGATATCAAATATTATTTTTGAATTACTTAGTTATATGGCTGAAAAGGAAAGACTTAAAATAAGGGATAGGCAGCGTGAAGGAATTGAAGCTAAAAAGTCCAGGGGTGAATGGGATGATTATGGAAGACCTAGAGTTCTTAATTTTAATAAATTTGCAAAAGAATATAGAAGAGTTTTAGATGGTGATATTAAGCCAGTAGAATGTATGAAATTATTAGGTATAACTAAGCCGACTTATTATAGATATAGAAAAGAATATGAGGTGAGCGATAGTGAGCAATTATAGGATAGGTTTATATAATCCAAAAGTTGAAAACAATTCAAAGCTAAAAGATTGTAGTATAATATTTGATAATTTAAGAGATTTAGAAAAACATATCCGAAAAGATGATGAAGTTGTGTTAGTCAGTGGTTATAGCATATATGGTTACGATGATGCTGAACTTATGAAACTTATAGATGATTATAACTTAAATATTTATATATCAGATGAAAATGGAAATAATCCAGTAAGTTCTAAGGCTCTTAGTAAAATGAAAATACATTTAATAATAGCAACAAATGAATATATTAGAGGAAGTATTGATATTATAAAAAAGTTTATTGAGTAAATGAATGTAATATTATTACTAGTTGTCTGAAATACATTTAATGTTGAATATAATTTATAGAATAGAGGATATTACCAAATTCTGTAGAATTATATCTATGGAAGGAGGTGGTATTATGTCTAAATATGTTGCGCCGTCATTAGAAGGAATTACATTTACTTGTCCATATTGCAATACGCTATCACAACAACAAAGAAATGAATCTGTATATTGGTATAATGAATCTGCAAAAAACTATGAACGACCTTCAGTTATAAATTATGAGAATAAGCCTTTTGAAATAACTATAACTACATGCCAGTCTTGTGAAAGATATCATATCTGGCATAATGATAAAATGTTATTACCAAATACGTCTAATATACCATTGCCACTAGGTGAAATGCATGATGATATAAAACAATTGTATAATGAAGCGAGGGATGTATTTCCACATTCTAAAAGAGCAACAGCTGCATTATTAAGATTAGCGCTACAAAAACTATGTGTGCATCTGGGAGAAAAAGGGAAAAATATAAATGATGATATTGCTAGTTTAGTTTCAAAAGGACTGCCAGTTGAGGTACAGAAAGCACTAGATTATGTTAGAGTTACTGGAAATAATTCAGTTCATCCTGGAGAAATGAATATTGAAGACAATGATGATATATGTTTAAGGTTGTTTTCAATGTTGAACTTCATTGTTGATAGGATGATAATTCAACCTAAGAAAATAGAAGAAGCTTTTGATTATTTACCTGAAAAAGCTAAGAATGCAATAGAAAAAAGAGATAATAAGTAAGAACTCTCAATAATGAGGGTTCTTTTTGTTTAGGAGGGATTATGAATGTATTATACTAGTTTTAAATGTAAAAGGTGTGGAAAAGAAGTTATTTTATTAACTGAACAACTTAATAGCACTTTGAAAGCTGGTAAATACATATCATGCTCTCATTGTGGTAGTAAAAATTTATTTAAAGAAACTGAAACAGATGATCTTAGGGAAGTTATGAAGGCTCGAAAATATAAAAGAAATTCTCGGGGATGTATGGAGCAGTATTAAAAGGAAAATGTTGACTCTTGTAGAATATTAATTCTATAGGAGGTGAAATTTATGGATGAATTTTTATATACAAATAAATGGTATTGGGAAGATATTGATGATGAAATGGAACCTAAGACATATACATGTTATAACTGTGGAAAAACTATATCATCAAAGGAAGGATATAATTGCTCAGAATCTGGTTATAATAAAGGTGAAAATGGTAAAATTTATATTTGTCATATATGTAAGAGACCCACTTACTTTTTATTTGACGAACAAATACCGGGTGAACTATATGGAGAAGAAATCAATCATTTACCAAGTGATATAAATAATGCGTATAATGAAGCTAGAAAATGTTTTTCAGTTAGTGCATATACATCATCAGTTTTATGTTGTAGAAAGATATTGATGCATATTGCTTGTGAAAAGGGTGCAAAAGAAGGAAAGGGTTTTGTGGAATATATCAATTACTTAGATGATAATGGGTATATTCCTCCTGATGGAAAAATGTGGGTTGATAGTATAAGAAAGCTTGGAAATAGTGCTACTCATAAGCTAGAGAATAAGACAGATAAAGAGGCACAACTGGCAATAAAGTTTACTAGTATGTTATTGAGAATAATATATGAGTTCCCTAAATTACTTGAAAATAATTAAAAAGGAGTGATAAAGCTTGAATATACCATTTGAATTTCCTAGTGATGAAGCTCGTAATAAATGGTTGCTTTATCACTATCTAAAAAAATCATATACTGATTTAGGAATTCCTGAAGATAAAGCAGAGGAATTAACTGATAATAGAATTATTGAAAACTCTAAAAATTTGTTTGGTTACCATGGATTAGCATGGCAATTAGGGCAAATAAGTTTAGAGTTTTTTTGTTTGTATTTTTTACAAGATATTTATTTACCTAAAGAAGATAATGCTGCAGCTCCAATGGCTGAAGTTCATCATGAAATGTGGAGAGATATACAAGAATCTGTAATTGGTACTGGACCAGAACAACTAGGTAGAGTAGTTTCAAGAGGTACCGGTAAATCTGCTTTTGGTACATTAGGTCCTAGTTGTTGGGTAGTAGCTTATAAGCATAAAACTTATGTATTAATATGTTCAGACATAGGGTCTACTGCTGAAAAATTTATCAAAGATATTAAAGATAATATGATTGATAATGAATATATTGAAAGTGCTTTTGGTAAAATACTAGATGATAAAAATAGAGATTTCATTTGTAACTCTACTCAGCTAGAGTTTACTAATAGAACTTTTATAGAAGCTATTTCTTCAAGTTCTCCAATGAGAGGTAGAAAATATAGAAATACTAGACCAGATTTAATTATTCTAGATGATTATCAATCCGAGGATGATGTTAGAACTGAAGAAGCAAGGGTTAAGAAGTGGAAGAAGTATTCTGATGATGTTAAGTTTGCTAAGCAAAGGCCTTTAAAAAGAAACGGTAAGATTATTAAAAAAGGTACAGTCCTTTTAGCGTGGGGAACTCAGCAGCATAAAGAATGTTTCTATTCTAGATTGTTAAAATCAGCAACATGGAAATTCAAAAAATACAAAGGTGTACTAATTGATGATTTCATTAATGATAAAGGTGAAAAAGTTAATGGATTAGATTACTACTTTTCTCATGGCTTATGGAAAGAATTTAGTGATATCTTACATGATTTTAAAAATGAGGATAGGCTTGAAGATGCTAAAGAGTTTTACTATAAACACGAAAAGGATATGCAGTTTCCTACTTTATGGAGTGAGTTCTGGGACTGCTTAGAACTGGCCCTTGATTACTATGAAAATCCTAATTCCTTTAAACAAGAGGTTCAAGGTGATGTTGATTCTATAGGGGAAAAATACTTTAAAAGAGTAAATACAGAGTTAAGATGTATTATTGAAACTCATGAATTTATAAAAACAATGCTTTGTGTGGATCCAGCTGCTTCAGGTGGTAAAAATAATGACTATAGTGCATTCTTAGTAGGTTCTGAAAGTAGTAATAGTAATAAATATGCTAGAAAAGCTAAGCTAGAAAAAATAAATGCTAGAAAAGAATTTGATAGATATATTAAAAAAATGGTTGATTACTTATTAGAATATGAGGATATCACTCATGTTAATATAGAAAAAAATACTTTTAATGGAGCTGATGCAAATCAACTTGAAAAAGCCATAAGTGAACATCCAGTCTTAAAGTATAGGAATATAACAATTATAAATGAAATGCAAAGAAGAAATAAGGATGATAAGATTTCTACAATAGTACCAGCAGTTAACAATGGTACTTTTATTTTTGCTGAAGAAGATACAGAATTTAGAGAGCAACTTATGGAGTTTGCTGGACAAAAGTTCACAGTGCATGATGATGCTGCTGACGTATCGGCTGAATTTTGGCTAAAGATTGATGAAATTAAAGTTGTTAGAAGAGTACAGTTACTAGATAGAAGATTATTTGGATTATAGGAGGTGTAAATCTTGAATATTAATGAAATTATAAAAAAGTTATTTAAAAAAGAAATTGGATTAGACCTTAATAATCCAGAACATTTGAAATTAGTTAAAAAAGCTCATGGATCTTATAATGTATTTAAAAATATTTATGATAAGATGTATCGATATTATAAAGGTGATACTGATGCTATAAGGAAATATTTATTCGTAACGGAAAGATCTAATCTTAAAATAAATTTAAATTATATAAAAAAATTTATCAAGGAAGAAGTTGCTTATACATTAGGAAATGATATAACTTATGAGTCCAGGACTGATAATAAGAATGTAGTTAGTGATATAGAGTATTACACAGCTCATTGGAATGAGTTGCATGATACTGATTTGATGAAATATTTAATTGTTTTTACAAAAGTATATGAATTATATTATATAGATGATAATGCTGATTTTTGCAGTAAAATTATAAAACCTACAGAAGGATATGCTTATTATGATGAATCTTCAAAGAAGGTTCTTTTTTTTATTCATTCTTTCAAAAATGATTTTGATACAACAACTACTTATATAGATGTTTATACAGCTGATAAAATATATCATTTTGATGGTAAGTTTAATCAAATATCAACTCCTACTAATAATATATTTGGAGAAGTACCAGTTTCTATAGGGGAACTAACAGAAGAAGGTTATGATGATAGTTTATACAAAGACTTGAAAGGACTTCAAGATGCATTTGAAACAAACTTGTCTGATATTGGTAATGAAATAAGTGATTTTAGAAATGCTTATTTGTTATTTAAAAATGCTCAAGTTAATAAAGAAGATATTCCTGAAATGAAAAAGTTAGGAGTTTTACAGCTACCTGGAGATAAAGCTGATGCTCAATGGCTTATTAAAAATATTAACGATACTTTTATTCAAAATACTTTAGACAGATACGAAGATACTATGTATCAATTAGCTTGTCATATTAATCATAATGAGAAAATGCAAAGTAATCTGTCGGGAATAGCGTTAAGGTCAAGATTGATAGTTCTTGAAAATAAATGCAGCTTGCAGATTAAGGCTCATAAAAATATAGTTAAAAATAGATTGAGATTTTTATTTATCTATTTAAATATAAAGAAAAATAAAATTTATGACTATAAAGATGTAAAAGCTCTTTATACTCCTAATATACCTTCGGATGATTTATCAACTGCTCAAATGTTAGCTCAAGTTCCAGAAAGAATTATTTCTAATGATACGGCAAGAGGGTTATTCAGTTTCATAAATAACAAGGTTGCTGAAGCTGAAAAAGTTAAAGAGGAGCAGGCAGAGGAAATGCCACAAGTTGATTTAGATAAAGAATTAGGTGATGAAAATGACTAAGGAAGAGTTGTTTATAGAAAGTCTTTATAAATTTGCAGGGAAACAGTTAAAAAAAATATATAAACATAAAAGACTTAATAGAGATGTGTTATTGCAAGAAGTAGCTAATATTTTATTAACATACACTATTGCAAATGATGTTATGGTTATGGAGAAAAAGACAATAGATAAAGAATATGAGAAAATGTCTAAATTGATAATTGATATATCTAAAGGTGAAGCTGCTTCTCAAGAGAAGATAATTGAGGAACTATTATCTTCTGTAGTTAAAGAAACATATAGTTTTTATAGCTACAATAAAGGACTAAAAGATGTGAGGAATATAATAGATAGTAATTTCAAGGGTAAACATTTTTCCGATAGAGTTTGGGATAATGAGAAAGAAGTTGCTAATCACTTGCATAAAAAAGTACAAGATTTCCTTAAGGGAAAAGTAAATGTAAATCAAATTAGAAAAGATATTGAAAAAACTTTCAATACAAGTGCTTATAACAGTAAAAGATTAGTTGAAACAGAAGTTTCAAGGTGTGAAGATAAAGCCTTTAAGAGATTTTGCAAAGAAACTGGAGTTAAAAAGGTAAAAAGAAATGAAACTCTAGATAGTAGGATTTGCGATGAGTGTAGAGAATTACACGAAAAAATATTTGATTTAGATGATGCTCCTGGTGTTGTTCATCCATTATGTAGAGGATTTAATACAATAGTTAAGTAATGCTATAATATTAATATGGTAATTGATTTATACCATATAATATTATAACTGGGGAGGAATAGTTTATGAGAGCAACGGAGCAAAAGTTACGTTCATTTAGAGATGATACCTATAACAGACAAATTATAGCGGAAAATCTAACTAAAATAATCGATTCACAAAATGATTCAATTGTAATTTCTTTAGATTCTGAATGGGGAACTGGAAAAACGACATTTGTAACAATGTGGAAGGATATGTTAGACTCAGAAGAAAAATATAACTCGAAATTTGAAACATTATATTTTAATGCTTGGGAGAATGATTATATTAAAG